ATACAGAACATCCAAGTAACACAAGAATAGTTTTAACAAAAAGTGTATTGCTTCTGCCTGGCTTATTGTATAACGATTATTATAAAACTGTATCACCGGAAGAATTAAACGATACTAATATGTTATATTCTATAGTAGTTGCGAATAATTTTAGATTGCTTAATCAGGCCAAAGACACTTGTAATAAACGATAAATATCGGTATGAAATGGTTATACAGCGGGTACGCAGTAGTACTATCTATAGCATTATTACTCGCACTAAGGGTAGTTGACCCTACGCCATTACAAAGTTTACGTGGTCAAGTTTTTGACAGTTACCAACAATTAGATGAATTAGTACAAAGCGATGATGTTGTACTACTTAACTTTGGCGAAAACACTCTAGCAACTTACGGCCAATATCCTTTCCCCAGGCAGTATTATGCTCAACTAATTGTAGATGTTGCAAGTAAAAATAGTGGAGTTGTGGGTTGGACTATTATGTTTCCAGAAGAAGATCGTTTTGGAGGAGACCCTACTTTTGCTAGTTTTTTAGAACAAAATAAAGTTAATGTTCCTGGAGCAAGAAGAAATCCGATTAACTACAATGTACTAAGCCAAACACCTAGTGTAAAAGGTATAAAAACATCTGGACCTCATATAGGCACAGGCACAATTGGTCCTGTACCAGCAAAAGATTATTTGTTAAAATGGCCCAACTTGGTTACCAATGTTCCTATATTAGAATCAATGGCAAATGGAAAAGGAGTAAATGCTTCTGCACCACAGCCAGACAATCAAACAAGAACATACCCATTAGCAATTACTGTGGGTGAAAAAATATACCCCTCTTTTGCTGTAGAAATGTTGAGAGTTAAAACAGGTAATAAAAGTTATATAGTTAAAACAAGTGAAATAGGAATACAGGAAGTTGCTGTAAAAGGATTCGAACCTATTATTACTCAACCAGACGGCACAGCATATATACGTTTTAATAATAGTTTTGAGACTATAGAATATACAGGAGCAGACAGTATACCAGATTTAGCAGGTAAAATGGTGATAGTGGGTGTTACAGCAGAAGGTATAGCAAACCCTGTACCTACACCTAGAGGAAACTTATATCCACAAGAGATACAAGCTCATATGCTACAGAACTTTATAAGTGGTAGTAATATAACAAGAAGCCAGTTAGCCGCGTTCTACGAGCTTCTGACAGCACTTCTAGTAATGACTTTAGTTGCTTTAGCAGTATATAGATTACCTTTACTACTAACGGCACCTATTGCCTTAGCGATTTTAGGCGGTATAGCATATTATAGTGTAAGACAATACACAGGTAGTTTAGTACTAGTAGACGCAACATTTCCTGTTCTAAGTGGCTTTTTAGTTTTTACACAGGCGGCATTTAATAACTTTTATAAACAGTTTAAATTACGTGAACAAATTAAGAAACAATTTGAACATTACCTTGCACCAGCAATGGTTAAAAAGTTACAAAAAGATCCAAGCCTATTACGTTTAGGTGGTGACACAAGAACAATGACATATTTGTTCTCAGACATTCGTGGATTTACTCCCATATCGGAACAGTTTAAAACAGACCCACAAGGTTTAGGTAAACTCATAAACAGATATATGACTCCAATGACTGATTTAGTTATGCGTAAAGAAGGCACAATAGACAAGTATATAGGTGATGCCTTAATGGCGATATGGAATGCTCCACTTGATGTTGATAACCATGCTCAGTTGGCAATAGAAACAGCACAGGAAATGGAAACAGAATTAGCAACTCTCAATAAAGAACTTAAAGCAGATGGCTTAATGGAATTAGGTGTTGGTATAGGTATTAACACAGGCGATGCGGTAGTAGGTAACATGGGTAGTAACCAACGTTTTGATTACACCGTATTAGGTGATAGTGTAAACTTAGCGGCACGTTTAGAAGCACAAACAAAAGAGTATGGTGTGTTCTTTATGTTTACAGAGCATACACTAAAACAAATAACAACGCCGGAAAATTTAGTAATGCTGGATAAAATTGCAGTTAAAGGACAAACAGCACCTGTAACAATTTATACTATATTACAAGATCATAAGTATGCAAGAGTCGTAAACAGAATGGTTGATGCATATCAAAACAGAGCATGGGCAGAGTGTTCTAATCAACTAGAAATAATTAAAGATCATAAATGGAACGATACCCTTGCAGATCTCTATGCAGTAAGAATCAAACAACCTATGCCTAAAGGCGAATGGGACGGAGTTGAACGCAAAACAACTAAATAGTAGTATGAAAAACTTTTTACACAACATAGCACAAAAAAGCAAATCTGCATTAGCATGGTTATGGCAAAAAACTAAAGTTGCTGGAAGATTTATAATTGATCTATCTATAAAGATATGGAGAGCAATTCTAAAACTTTGGTTTAAAATTATTTATGAAGAATATGAATTAACCGTTTGGTATTTAAAAGATGCAGTCAAAGACAAAGATGGTAATATCACAACCACAAGAACCAGTAAAAGATACCTGTTAAAGAAAATAACAAAGAAAACACCTAAACATATTAAAGGAAAAGATATGGAAGGTAGATTATTTGAAATTAGAACGGTTGAACCTTTTGATTTTCAAATAAGAAAAATTTATTAATTACTCGTCTGGTTGCCAATCATTTAAATTTCTAAAAAACATATAGTAATGTCTAAAATCTTTTAGTTGTTGTTTGGCATGAAACAATTCTAAAGGTATTCCATCACCATGATTTACTAAAGGAAAATAATATCTTTTTATCATACGTTCTAAATTATTAACATCTTTTTTTAAGGCATCTCTTAAAATATTATTGTATTCTAGATCAGTCACTAAATCTATAAGCCAATAATGATAAGGATGATCTGGATTATATCGTCTTAAGACGTCTCTGGTTTGATAAAATAATGCTCTAACAGGATTAATTCCGCGTCTGTATGAATTTAAGACTTGTTTAAATCTAAAACTATCATGTTCTGTAGCCATATTTTTAACTACTCTGGCATAGTCTTTTTTCATCGCTTTTTTTAAGGAGTCGATATTTTCGCCAATATTCTGATGATACTCTTTTAAGAGTTTATCAAATATTTTTTGATATTTTGCAGACAACTTCTCATAATAGACATTTTTAATTTCGTCTATTTCTATAGCACCTTCAAGTAGTGTATGTGGAATAGTTTTAGTTCTTTGAAACTTGTCAAGCTCGGTTGTTATCCGCAAAACAACAAAATCGATTATTTCGCCTTTGCTCATAACGAATATTTATCAAGAATTTATTTCTAGAATAGTATGCAGTTTTTCTGTACCACCATTTTTATATAATGTGATTTTAGAACCGTTATGAAGTGGTTTAGGCCATTGCCCTATATCTACCCAGGCATATCCGGCACTTTCTCCGTTTAACTTTGGTGGTTGGAATTCATTATCTACAACGTACACAAAACTATAATAAAAGAAGTTTTTATCTTTACTTTGATATACGTCTATAGGATTTAACTTTTGCATTTCAGGAACAAAACCTATTTCTTCTAGTAATTCCCTTTTTATGCATTCATAAGGAGATTCATTTTTTTCTATTATTCCTCCCCAAAAACCCCAGGTATGATTAAATCGCTTGTTGCCTTCTCTAAGTTGCAACATACATCTTCCTGTGTCTTTGGCTAGGAATACTACTCCTGCCGCAGTTGTTTTCATTACAATACAAGCCTCCAATATCCTGGTTTGTACTCTCCTTCATAACTACTTATCCACTGAGTACCAGTCCATTGATATTGTTTGGATGTAAATGTGTTGTGCATATAATGGGTATTTCCTGATTGTGAGCTGGCATCGAACGATACTACCCAATTGCTACCATTAAATTCTATAATGTCATTAGGTTGAGCATCTATATTCCAGTTTGGATAACCTGTAGAGGACAATTCCTCTGTAATTAAATATCTTTGCCCGTTTGAAGCGGCCTCTAAAGTTCCATCTCCTGGGTAATTTCCTCTAGGGTCAATAATCTTGTCAACATCATTTATAGTGTCTGTGGGTAAAGTGTCTGCGTCTAAATTAAAAATTAGATTATTAGGATTTGTACTATCTACTGATATAGTACCAATTACTTCTCCTAAAAAGTTATTTGAGTCGTTACTAGTATTAAGTTTAAGTAAACTGGTAGTTCTGACATCTCCCTGCATTTCGGTTATGTCACTCCATTTTACTTCAACACCTTGTTCATTTAGTAATATTGCACTAGCACCACTAACTCTCACACTATACATACCAGGTGTGACTACAACTTCAGCAGTATCTTGTATATCTCCAAAAAAGTCTGCATAGTCTTCATCGTATCCTAAATCTGAAATACTGCTTACACTATGTATATTTGCTATAATTCTTTGTATAATTGATTGTTTTTTAACCTTTGCTGGAGGACTTATCCAAATAGGTACAGCAAATGTTAATGTAGAAATATCTATAGAATCATCTGTGCCTACAGGAACACTTCTATTACTCCAAGCAATATCTGTGAGTTCAACTTCAAATACACTAGTCCAATCTAGCGGATTACTATTAGACTGTAATTGTATACTAGGATTAAACAATACAAAAATTTGTTCTAGTACTTGTAGTTTAGTATCAGTATTATTTGACCATAAATCCATTTGTATAGTCATGTTATATGGTACTGGCATATATCTTTGTGTGGTAAATAGACTTCCCTGATCGTTTAGATATGTTTGTGTTTCTTTATTAAATTCTCTTTCTGCTACCTGGGTAGTATCTACCAAAAACGGTTCGTGTGTTCTATCTCTTGCAGGTTGTAAACTCTGTATAGTGACACTTATAAAAGGTGCACTATTAATAATATTTTCTGAATTATTACGCATTATGGAGGCCACCATTCTATTAGCATCACCATATCTTGCAGGTACACGATTATATTTTACACCATTTTTAGTGTACTCTCTTGTTTGAAAATTTGAAAAGATTCTAATAATTTGAATAAGATAACGTTTTATCTGTTCATCATACCAGTAATCTAAGTTTTTACCTGCCATTTTATTCTTCGCCGTATTCTAGATCGTATTCTAATTCATCTATTTTATTAGAAATATTACGAATTGCATCTTCAAATACTTCCTCCAATTCGTAAATAGCACTTTCTAATTTGTTTTTAGCATCAAAAACCTGACGCTCTTGGTATTCATCTAATTCAAGTCCAACGTCTTCTGCTACACCACTTAATTTAGATACTATCTCAACATGAGTATCAACATACTTAATTGTTTTAGTAATTTCCCTAGCACTACTTAAAGCACTTTCTAGATCAGATTTTTTATCCTCTAATTTAGATATTTTTTCTTTGCTCTCTTGTATTTTTTTATTGTTTACTTCTTTAAATCTCATCTTAGTTATCCGTTTTAGGCTTTACAATTTTGCTTAAATTAACCTTTTCCTTCATTATTTCGCCGTTATCTGCTGTAAAGGTTGAATCATTATTTATAAACCCTTTAAGTATTCTGTTTGCGGCACTCCAAGAACCTGTCATATCTGAACCTACGTTTAACCAACGTGTCCCTGATTTTTTAAATAATCTATTTGGGCTGAAGTCTGTTCTCAAGAAGTAATCACCGTCAGTCGTTCCACTTATTGGGAACGTTGCTCCACTTCCAACAATACTTGAACCGTTTACTGGACTACCATCAGCACCACCATAATCTAATCCTGGTGCTGGTTTATCTGGAACAGTATCATCCATATATAAATGACCTGTTTTTCTATATTGTGGGTCAAATGGTACATCACGTTCTGCTTGTTCTAGTATCGCGTCACTAATCTTTATCTCATTAGCATAGGTGCTTATTAGATTTCTTAAATCGTCTTCTTCCTCACCTGTACCAAGAATATCTCTGTACTCTTGTGAATCTGTTATTGGACCTAATTTAACTCTCCAAAGGTGTGACCACCAACGTGGATCATATCCTTCTGCGGGCCTACTAGCATCAGTTACAACATAAAATCTGTTTATTGCTTCATCACTACCCAACAAAAGGTCGTCTCTTAAATGTGGTAGTTCTAATACATCGCCTGGCATAAGTCTTCTACCTACGGCATCAACCATACTTTCTGTATGAAAGTTCATAAACAAAGTATCATTTGCCAAAAACATACCAAATTGTGTTAAATCAAATGAATCGTTGTCGCCTAAATTGTATTGGCCACGTAATTCATAAATATCTTCACTGTATTTTCTGTCTCTATTTTCTAAAAATAATAAATCTTGTATGAATACTTCATTATTTGTGCCTGAGCCACTGCCTGGTCTGGTAGGGTCGTTGCTGTTAGGTGTATCTTGGATACCCATATATTTGTGTATATGAACGCCAGTTCCACCAGCAAAGATATGCTCACCCACAATTCTATCAATGAAACTGTAATCATTTGTTTTCGTTGGATTCCATAAACTTAATCTAGGCATGTTACTATTTATCGGTTTTTAAAAACTTAGATTAAAATTTACAATGTTGGACACAGGTAATGCAGTAACCAGCAGGGTCATCTAATTTACCTGCCATGCCTAGTGGCATTACTTTAGTGAAAAGGTCTAGACTTAGTACATCGTATATGCTACGATCATTGCTTACTGTGAGTTGTTTTTTAAATGGTCTATACATTTCATTTATTTGCTCATCACCCATATGAAATTTACCAGCAGTATAGCAACAGGGGAAAATCATACCATTAGAATCTAAATATATTTCCTGGCTGTGTGATTTTGTACCTATGCCTACTCTAGTAGATTGGCATTTTACAGTTGTACCAGACGTTTTAAGATATGTCATATGATGTAAGTCGTATACTCCAGGGGCAAAGTCTTGTATATCATTTGTTTCAGGGTGTATGTCAGCAATTTTATCTTCTGGTACTCCATAAGGTTTTATGGTATATGCTAATTTTGATGTTCTACCATCGCCTGTTTTGTTATATACTCCTATAGTTTTATACATATCGCCAACTTTATCAAACCCAAAAGGCTCTCTAATATCTAAACAGATATTATGTAAATTGCAAAACTCTTTTACTTTTGGTAGGTCTACTTCATTATGTGCAAATAAATTAAACTCCCACATGGACGATGCACCTGTTTTAATATAAGCATTTAGATTGTTAAACAGTTTATTCCATTTTACATTTTTTCTATAAATGTGATTAGTGTCTTCCCATCCATCTACACTCCATACTACATCACAGTCTTTACCTACAAATAAATTTCCTACCTTACTCCAAAATTTTTCATTTCTTGCACCACCATTTGTTCTAATTAGTATTCTGGTTTCAGGGTTACAATGTAAAATATAGTCTAAAATCTCAAATAAATCCTGAGCTGACGCAGGGTCTCCTTTTACTCCGCAAAAATTCCAATTATCAATTTTAGATAGGAACTTCTCACCAATTAATTTAAAGTAATCTATTGATAATTCTTTATCTCTAGTATAAGGAAAAGTTTCGCCACCACTCATTGATCTTGGGCATACTGGACATTCAGCATTACATCTATCTGTGACTTCAACATGTATGTTGTTTATGTGGTTCGTATACATACCAATATTTATCAGTAAAAAATTATAACTGTATATAATACTAATAAATAGTGGAAAGGAAAGGTGGCTGAGCGGCTTAAAGCACTTCCCTGCTAAGGAAGAGTACGGGTAACTGTACCGAGGGTTCGAATCCCTCCCTTTCCGCCAAGGGTTAAAATGAAAAATATTAATATTATATATCTACATAATGGCTTTCAGTTTGAAGACGAGGTAGTAAGAAAGCATAATGAAATAGGATGGTTAGGGAGAGAGCCACTTCCTTTAGAAGTTCTATGCCAATTAAATGACAGTAGAAATATTGATAATGAAAAATTTAATTTTAATATAATACATAATTTAGATGGCAATGTCCCTAAAGATTCAATTAATTTATTTCCTATAGACTTTCAAAGTTTTCCTTTGTCATATGAGTCTGCAGGTGAAAAATTTACTTTGTCAGATTTTGGTAAACTTATTGATGAAAAGATAGCAGAATGCGTAAATTATAATCTACCCAATACAGTATTTTTAGTTTATACAAGCACAGAGCCATATTTTTTCGATGCAAATATGTATTTTGTAAAATTATCAAGTTTATTCCCCCAAGTGCAATTTATAATTAGTGGGTCAGGAGAAACACAAGACTTTTTTGGAAATTATGATAAGCATTTAAAACATTGTAAAAATGTACATAAAATACATAAATTATGGTATTTAGATAGAGTACATTATATTACAAGTATATTAAGCAAAAATACTCACGTAAATTTAAACCAAATAGAACCTCCTGAAGGGTTGGATGAGTATAAAGATTTAAAAAATAAATTTCTACTAACAATGAGAAATTGCAGAAGTCATAGGCTTTTAATTTCGTATTACATTGAGCATAAAGGAAATAAATTAGAAGATGTTACATACTCTAGGAACTACTCTATGAATCCTAGTTTTTTAGCAAAGATATATGATAATCCTAATACCAAAGAGGAATACCCATATCATACTAATTTAATGGCAACTGCTATGCATGACCTTTTAAAAAATGAAAAACTTACAGAAAAGGAAATGTCTGGTATCACACAGGTATTGTATAGTAGGCCACATATTATAGATCTTGATACTTTGAACGATAGAGGAGTACCAGGTCCTTGGCTTTATGAAACAGGCCATATTGCGTTAATACCTGGAGGAGAGCCTTACGGATATGGTTATGTAGATGAAAAACAAATGTTTCCTATGTATTTTAAGAAGCCATTTATAACTATAGGGTGTAAAGGATTGTATGAAGAGTTACAAAAACTAGATTTTAAAACATTTGATAAATTTTGGGATATAAGTTTTAATACTCATGATACACTAAAATTAAGAGTACAAGGATTTTTTAATACCATTAGCAGTATTAGAAGTATGTCAGATACTCATTTTTTACGAATGATGGAACTGTTAAAAAATGATGTAGCACATAATTATAAAAATATTACAACTGGTAAATTTAGACGAATAAGTAATAATAATTTTTTTGAGGAGGTTATAAATGCCTGCAGTTAGAGGTGCAAGACCAATTAAAAATAAAGAATTAACAGATTTTCATTTTCACTTAGATAAAAATGATATTGTTATTCCTACAATGCAACAATATACTGATACCTGGAAGGAGTGGTTAAACTTTAGTTCTTGTAAAAGTTTATTGGGTTTAGAAAAATTTAACTATGCTGATTATACACAAGGTACTAGTCAAACATTTGATCAATTTATTCTACGCCATAGTAAAGACAGGCAAATAATTTGTTTATCAGGAGATTTTCAATATCATGCTTGTTTAGGAAAACATGTTGATTTTAAGTATATTGATTATCCTCATCATTTAGAAGAAGCCTTGAACGGTATAGGATTACATGCGTTAATTATAAGTGCGCCTTTTAGTGATTATGGTGTAATACATCCAGATTTCGAACATATTATGCAAGTATGTAAGGTTCATGATATACCAGTTTGTTTAGACTTAGCATATTGGGGTATCAGTAAAAATATGCATATAGATTTGAATGATTTTCCTGCTATAGAAGAAGTAACCTGTAGCCTAAGTAAGCCTTTTTATACATTAGAAAATCACAGAGTAGGTATCAGATTTACAAGACAGTATGTAGATGATGGTGTTAGTATGCTCAACGAAGTTAAAATGCAAAATAAATATAGCATGGCTTTAGGGGTAGAATATATGCGTAATTTTTCTCCTGATTATAATTGGGAAAAATATAGGAGCATATATGAAGATGTCTGTGAGCAACAAGGATTGGTATATACAGACACAGTAATTTTTGGTTTAGGTGATGAAACAAGGCATAGCGAATTTAATAGAGGTGTACATGGAAACTACAGGGTTTGTGTATCAGAATGGCTAGCCAGATAGTTTAAGATATAATAAATAGTACGTTATATTAAACACATCACAGGAGACATAATGATAGTTAATTCCCACAACGATTGGGATCCTTTAGAAGAGATCATCGTTGGACATGCCCACCACAGCAGAATTGCAACTGATATATCCGCAAGAAGTTTCAGTTACGCAAATTTTAAAAAAGAAGATGTAGAAAAATTAGAAGGCACTTATCCGCAATGGGTAATTGACGAAGCAAATGAAGATGCGGACGGACTTGCAGATGCACTAACAAAAATGGGCGTAAAAGTACGCAGACCAAAAATTATTGATTGGGACAATGTAAATTACGACATTGGTCAAGGTTGGAACACAAAAGGCTGGTATAGTTGGTGCCCAAGAGACTTAATATTACCATTAGGTGATATGTTAATTGAAACTCCTACTCCTGTAAGAGCAAGATATTTTGAAACAAAATTATATGAAGACATAATGTACGAAGCATTTGAAGATGGTGCATTATGGTTACAAGCACCTAAACCAAACTTACATGATGACATGTACACATTTGAAGACATTGAAGACAAACCAACATTATTAGATCATGAGATATGTTTTGATGCACCAAATATTGTGAGAGTTGGAAAAGATTTATTATATCAAGTAAGTAATTCAGGTAACATGAAAGGTTACAAATGGCTTAAAAGATTACTAGAGCCAATGGGTTATAAAATGCATTACAGTGAACTATACAGTTTTGCACATTTTGATAGCACTATTGTTCCACTTAGACCAGGACTAGTACTAATGAACAGTTCAAGGGTAACACCTGATAATTGTCCTGAAATGTTTAAGAAATGGGATAAAATTTGGTTTGATGATTGCGTAGTACAAGGAAGTAAACTTGCAGAGCAAGGATATATGCCACCATGTTCTCCGTACATTGGAATGAATCTACTAAGTGTAGATGAGAATACAGTAGTCTTAGACTCAGCTCAAGAGCCTCTGATGCGAGAATTAGACAAGTATGGTATAGATAGTGTACCTGTTCAGTTTAGGCACTCTATGACGTTGTCTGGCGGTATTCATTGTGCTACATTAGACTTAAGACGTAAAGGCACTTTAGAAAGTTACTGTGATTAAATACGGAAAAATTGATAACTTTGGAATAACTCATGAGCAAATGAGTCAATTAAACTTTGACGACTATTTCCAATGTTATCAGCAAACACCTGCTGTAGAAAAATATTATACAAAACATAATAGCAGTATATGGCAGATGTTTGAAACTTCCCCTCAATGGGTACATGACTTAGCCAAAAAGATACCTCAAGACTTTGACCATCATGTTGTAAGTGTTATCAACATAGAACCTGGACAAACAATTCCACATCATGTTGATAAACATTTTAAATTAAAACAAGAACATGGAGAAGGTGAAAGTTATCGATATTTGATATTTTTAGAAGATTGGAAACGTGGGCATTATTATGAAGTACACGATCAACCTTTTACAAAATGGAAAGCAGGTGAATGGGTAAAGTTTGGCATAGACGATTGGCACATAGCAGGTAATATGGGAGAAGAACCATTTTACTCTGCACAAGTAACTGTGTTAAAAAATGTATAAAGGGCATGTTGATATAAGCCATATAACAGAAGAAATGTTATACAGGCTAAAGTTTACAGAGCATACTAATACTGTTTACAGTGGCGGTTTTTGGAAAGACAAAGGTGTAGCAGTACCAGATTACCCATATGAAGCACCTTGGGTATGGCAAGTGTTTGAGGACGATTGCCCAAGTTGGGTTCATGGTGTATATGATCATTTTAGTGATTGGCTTCATTATGGTATAGTTACAGTAAATAAACTTATGCCAGGTAGATTTATAGCACCGCATGTTGATACATTATATAAAATGCGTAAAAAAGCAGAACGAGAAGATATGGATACAGAAGGAATGGTACCTGTGAGAGTAAATTTATTCTTACAAGATAGATTAATGGGCCATTATATAGAAATAGAGAATGAAAGTTGGTTAGATTATAAAAAGGGAGACTTTACTATTATAAGACCAAATTTAGTTCATTCAGTCGCTAACTTAGGTTATGAACCTAGATTTACAATGCAACTCACAGGGTATGCAAAAGAAAAGGATTTAATATGAAAATTTTTATAACAGGAGCGGACGGTTTTATAGGTCAGCACATGGTGGAAAGATTAAAAGATAAACACGAGCTAGGTTTTCTATCGGAAGATTTAAGAGACCATTCAAAAGTTGCTATGCAAATATCTACATTTGATCCTGAAATTATTGTACATTTGGCGGCAAGAACAGAAGTAGAGCAAAGTTTTTATGAACAAATCACATTTAGTGATATTAATTATACTGGTACAGTAAATTTAATAGAAATTGCAAAAGATTTACCTAACTTGAAAAACTTTGTGTTTGCAAGTACAATGGAAGTATATGGCTGGCAACCTATTAGTGATATTATCAGAGACGGAAAAGAAGAAGGTATTATTGCATTTAACGAAGCAACACCACCAAATCCAAATGCCCCCTACGCCGTTGCAAAATATGGCTGTGAAAAGTACTTAGAGTATGCTCACAGAAGTTATGGTTTGCCATTCACAGCAATACGTCAAACAAATGCTTATGGTAGAAAAGACAATGACTTTTTTGTGACAGAACAAATTATTACACAAATGTTAAAAAATCCAGATGAAATAAATTTAGGTTATGGTGAGCCATACAGAAACTTTATCTATATTGATGATTTACTTGATGCTTGGGAAACCGTAATAACAAATCCGGAAAAATGTGCTGGAGAAATATTTTGCATAGGTCCAGATAATGCAATTAAAATTAAGGACTATGTAAAATTAATTGCTGATAAATTAGATTGGAACGGTCATGTAAATTGGAATACTAAACCAAAAAGACCTGGAGAAATTTATTTATTGAATAGCACAAATCATAAAATTACTACTAGACTTGGATGGTTTCCAAAAGTAGAACTTAGTCAAGGGTTAGATAAAACTATAGAAGTTTGGAAAAACATTATAGAAAATAATATACCTCACAATCAGAGAAAAAACTTCAGTCGCGGCAAATAATTTTTCTTGACAAATAAATAGTCTTTTGTTAAACTAGATTTTTAACAGGAGATAATATGGACTTTGGAATTATATTTTTGCTATTCGTACTGGCAAACAGTTATTTCATGTACAAAGCAGGCGAAAAAGCAGGAAAATTTGTCGGAATGATAAGTATTGTTCAGTTCTTGAAGGAAAAAGACGTCCTTAAAGATAAAAAAGATATAACAGGGTTTAAAAAATGGCCATTAGCAATACAACTGCTATACGCAAATCCAGACCCAGATATATTTAAGGATTGAATAACACACATGGCAAAACGTACAAAAAATCGTAGCATCTATATAACTAAAGAACCTGAATGGAATGTATACAGGGCTCTTACAGATTTAACAGAACAAGCAGACGCATTTCATAGATGTGAATATTTTGTTAGGACGGAAATACCTAAAAAGAAATTAGTTGCTTCTGTTAGAAATTGGATTAAAAATACATCTGGGTGGACAAAAGAAGAACAAAAATTTGTTTTAGCAAATCCTGACTGGGCCTTTAGTGCTACTGGTATATCAACGTTTATAGAGTACAAGTTGGGTTATATGCCTGAAAATATTAAGGAACATTTAGTTAAACGTAAAGAAGAATGGATTAAACGTGGTAAAAGTGTTGTAGCAGAAAAAAAGGAAAAAGCCAAGATTAATAAACGAGTTATTAGCATTCAGGATAGAATGAAAATGCAAGTTGAACATCTATGTGCAGATTGGGAATATAAGTTAGATTGTTTAGTAGAAGGTAGTATTACTGTAAAAGACTTTGAACCTTATAAAGACATCATTTCATATACACCTGAAATTAAAGCCGCTCATGCCAAACTTATAAAAGACGATTTTGATAATGCTTACAAAGAAGCATTAGAGGTAAAAGAATGGAGTGATCCTGATATTAAAGAAGGATATGCACATTTATCAGCCAAGCAACGAAAAGAGTATCTAGAGTTTTTTGAAAAGATTAATACAGCATGTGATACCACTATTCAAACAAAAGCGACTACTAGAAAAGCTCGTAAGCCTAAAGCAAGAAGTAAAGACTCTATTATTAAAAAATTAAAATATCAAATTAATGACAGTGAATTAGGTATAGCAAGTATTCATCCTACAGATATTGTTAATGCAAATGAACTTTGGATATACAATACTAAAACCAGAAAGTTAGGTGTATATCATGCAATAAATAAAGATCCTAAAAACTTAGCAAGACCTGGTTCAGGGTTAATGGTAAAAGGAACAACTATACAGGATTTTGATGAAGAAACAAGTTTACAAAAAACTTTAAGAAAACCCAAAGAGCAAATTAGTAATTGGACAGGAAAAGCAAAAACTAAATTTGCTAAATCATTTGAGGAACTTACTACTACAGGAATTAAAATGAACGGAAGAATTAATGATAATACTATCATTCTTAAGGCATTTTAATACAGGAAACGATAAATAGTAGTATGGCAATAGATACAATAGGATTTAGTAGTAGAGAAGATCTCATACGTGAGTTACAACTTCGTTTGGCTGACGGCATAGTAGACGTTGAATTAGACAGAGAACATTACGACGTAGCAATAGATAAAGCTCTATCACTATATAGACAACTTAGTTCGGGTAGTGTTGAAGAAAGTATTATCTTTATAGAAACTATTGACGGACAGCAAGACTATACATTACCAGATGAAGTGATGGAAGTTAGGCGTATATACCGTAGAGGTATAGGCACTAACAGTGGTGGCGGTACTAACTTTGATCCATTTGATGTAGCATTTAACAATATGTATATGTTACAAGCAGGACAAATAGGTGGACTTGCAGTATTTGATGCATTTGCACAATACAAAGAAACTATTGGTCGTGTGTTTGGAAGTGAGTATAATTTTATATGGAATAAAAATACTAAAAACTTAAAAATTATGCGTAACATAAGGCATGAAGAAGATATTGCTGTAGGTGTTTACAACTTTATACCTGAAAGCATTTTATTAAAAGATGTATCAGCAAATCCATGGTTGGCCGCATACGCATTAGCACAATCAAAACTAATGTTAGGTGAAGCAAGAAGTAAATATGTGTCAGGTTTGCCTGGTGCCGGTGGAACTGTTACTCTTAACGGTGATGCTCTTAAGGCAGAAGGACAGGCAGAAATAGAAGGTCTTAAAGAAAGACTACATAATTTTGAAGAAGGCAACACGCCTCTAGGATTTGTGATAGGATAATGTTAATAGGAATAACCGGTTTTATAGGCAGTGGCAAAGATACAGTAGCCAATATGTTTGTAGAACGAGGTTGTGTCCATGACAGTTTCGCCGCCCCCTTAAAAGATTTATGTTCCAGTATTTTTGGTTGGGAAAGATCTATGCTGGAAGGTGATACAACAGAAAGCAGAGATTTCAGAGAAACACCTGATGTATTTTGGACTAAAAAATTAGGTGTGCCAAATTTTACTCCCAGACTAGCATTGCAATTATTAGGTACAGAAGTACTTAGAAATCATTTTGATCAGGATATTTGGTTAAACAGTTTGGAATACAGAATAAGAAAACAAATGGAAAACACACCATGTACTGTTATAAGTGACGCCAGATTCAGAAATGAACTGGATTTAATTAAAGACATGGGTGGAGTTGTTATCTGGGTACAACGTGGTGAACTACCTGAATGGTTTGGAACAGCAAGTCAGGCACACGATAACGTTGTTAGCAGAAAGATAATGACAACCAAATACAGAGATGTTCATGAAAGTGAATGGAATTGGGCAGGCTACCCAGTTGATTACATTATTAAAAATAATGGAACCCTCGAAGATCTAGCCAAGCAAGTAGAAGACATTAGAGACTGGAAAACAGGCGAGTTTAAGCAGACACTTAAATTAGTATAATACAGCCTAATACAGCCTAATATTCGTAAATACACTAAAATACGCAAATCTGATAAATACTATTACTATATTATTAGTACTAATATAAATTTTAGGAGAACAACATGGCAACATTAACAAGCCCTGGTGTTAGTATAAGTGTATCAGACGAATCGTTTTACGCGGCCGCTGGTGCTGGTTCAGTCCCATTAATTGTGATTGCAACAGCACAAGATAAAAAAGGTCCAGACGGAACATCTACAGCCGCATATACTACATCAGCAACAGCCGGTAAGTTGTATCAAATCACTTCACAAAGAGAATTACTACAGAATTTTGGTAATCCAGTCTTTAAAACAAGTGGTTCTACACCTTTACATGGCAGTGAACAGAATGAATATGGTTTAATGGCCGCTTATAGTTTCTTAGGTATCGCAAACAGAGCCTATGTACTAAGAGCAGACATTGACCTTAACGAACTTAATGCAAGTTCAACAGCACCTACAAAAGCACCTGCAAACGGAGCCTATTGGTTAGACACTAGTTTAACTTCATGGGGTCTTAAAAGGTATGAGAGCTCAGCATGGGTGTTAAAAACATTGAAAAAACCTGGTGCTACAGAAGTAGACGGAAATGGTGATCCAAAAGCGGCTTTTGGCGTAGACGGAGAATTTTGCGTAACTTACTACACTAACACAGGTGCAACAAAGTCTACTATTGACTTTTACGAAAAACTATCAGGAGCATGGTACAAAATAGGTTCAAGTAATTGGACAAGTGCTGTATCAGGTTCTGCGGGTGACTTCCAATTTGCAAGTCATTTATCAATACCAACATCTAAGTCAGGTGGTGGTGCTTTAACAACTGGTGATATTTTTATTCAGGAAACAACACCTAACAATGGTTCAAACGTTGTTGTAAAAGAATATTCTACAGCATCTAGCTCATTTAGTGTTGAGACTATTGTTGCAGAAGAAAACTCAAACGTTGTTTATGCTAACACTTATACATCACCAAAAGTTGGTGATTTATGGGCAGACGGCGGAGCAGAAGCATCGTTTACTTTAAAAAGACATAACGGAAGTGCTACATTATCAGTAGCAAGTACTACTGCTTTAGCAGATGGTATAGACGTTAGTACACATGCTGGTAAAGTATCTATTAATTTAAGTATTAATGGTGCAACAGATATTCCAGTAACATTTACAGGTGCAAACGTAAGTTCAGTGTCAGTAGATGAAATTGTTTCTAGCATTAATAGTGCATCAGGAATAAACGGAACTACAGCAAGTGCAAGTAATGTTTCAGGTAAAGTTACAATTACTACTTCAGATGGAAAAGATATTGGAATTACAGCAGGTAATGTTTCAGGTTATACACCAGCAGACATTAATATTACTGCAGGTACTTACAGTAACTTTGCAAGTTTAAGTTATGAAGCATCTGATAATGCAATTACTGGAGCGGCTGTTGAAGGTACATTATGGTACGACAACAATGTTGCTAACACTAATATTGATATTTTATATCAAAATGCTGGAACATGGGCAACTTACTCAAACGACGTACAGTTTGCGGCAAGCTCACCAACATTACAAAGTGACGGTACAGCATTAGCGACTGGAGATCTTTGGATCGATAGTAGTGATTTAGAAAACTTCCCTAAAATCTATAAAAGATCAGCCGCAAGTGCTTGGGTATTAGTTGATAATACAGACCAAGTAACTAGCGATGGTATCTTATTTGGTGACTTTAGAAGTAGTTCAAGTGCATCACTATTAAGTACAGCAAATGGACTTCCAAATGCGGCATTATACCCAAGTGGTATGTTAGCATGGAACAAAATGGCTTCTGTAGGTAACGTTAAACAGTATGACGCAACAAACGGTTTATGGAAAGATCATTCAGGCAATAAAGCAGATGGGACACCATACATGATGCGTAAAGCTCAACGTAAAGTTATTGTTAAAGCAATGCAATCACAATTAGTTGCTAACCAAGAAATCCTTAATGAAACAAATAGATTTAATATTTGTGCCACTCCAGGATATTCAGAGTGTTTAGATGAAATGCTAAATCTAAGTGTGAACAGAAAAGATACAGTATTCTGTATAGCAGATGCACCAATGAGATTGGCCGCAGATGCAACTAGCACTCAAAATTGGGCAACAAATGCCGGTAACGCAACAGAGAACGGAGATGATGGACTTATTAGTGCTTCTTCTCAGGCGGCTGTTTACTACCCACATGGTTTATCAACAAACCTAGACGGTACAACAGTTATGGTTCCTGCGTCACATATGGCATTAAGAACTATTGCATTTAACGACTCAGTTGCTTTCCCTTGGTTTGCACCAGCAGGTTTCCAAAGAGGTGTTGTAAACAACGCAACTTCTACAGGATACCTTGATGCAACTACAGGTGAGTTTACAGCGGTTAGTTTAAGTGAAGGACAAAGAGACAGTCTTTACCTTAACAAAATTAATCCAATTGGAAACTTCCCAGGAAGAGGAATTGCAGTATTTGGACAGAAAACACTTAACTCAGTTTCAAGTGCATTGGATAGAGTTAATGTTTCAAGATTGGTTATTTACATCAGAGAACAACTTGATGATGCAGTAAAACCGTTCTTGTTTGAACCAAATGACGAAGTTACTAGAGCAAATGCTAAGGTAGTTGTAGACAGATTACTAGCTCAGTTAGTACAACAACGTGGACTATTTGATTTTGTTACAGTTTGTGACACAACAAATAACACGGCGGCTAGAATCGATAGAAACGAACTATACATTGACATCGCTGTACAACCAGTGAAGGCAGTAGAGTTTATTTACATACCGATCAGAATCCAAAATACTTTGGGCTCAACAGCATAAGTTATATAAAACTTACTAAAGGGCAGTTTTTACTGCCCTTTTTTATGAATAAAGGCTTGACAATATCTAGATATTTGCTATAATAGTATTATAATTTAAATAAAAAGGTAGGAGTTTTTATGCAATACGACATTTATCAAATCAAAGTAACTGACGAGATACACAATTACGTCAATTCAAACGAAGGCGGACACACAGGAGCCGCTAAAAAATATCCACTATATCATGCAAAAATGGAAACTATGCATGGCAGAGGTGATGACAGAAAAATTAACTTTAAATCCGAATTCTTTTCACACTACACTAAAGTATGTGAAGTAGACGGCAGATTTTGTGGACTTACACAAGGTGATAGTATAGACTATACTGTTACTAGCAAAAACGAAGTGTTCTCAATTCTTAACCAATGCTACTTAAATGAAGACACAGGAGAAGATATTGTTTTTGAAAAACATGTTTCAGGTTACAATATGAAAACAATTACTCGTAAAGATGGTGAAGTAGTTACATATAGAGATATGCATTCATTATCAGTAGGAGATATTATTGCTGAAGTACCACAAATTGGTTATGAAGTAATGAGAGCAGAAGACGTAGTAAAAGAAACAAGATATTATATTGTTGAAGGCTATGGATTTAGTGATATTACTGATAAAATTTCTAAAGAAGATGTTGCTATAAACAGAATTAAAGAGTCAGCATAGGGGAAGACAATATTAAAAGGGCATTTAGTTGCCCTTTTTTGTGGCTAAATTAAAACACTTGTTAATAAAATCTGGCTAGAAATGATAAATATTTGCATATAATTTAGTTCTAGGAGAACAATATGGCAGTATCAAGTGCAACAAACGAAACCAAAAGTAAGTTTGGAGTTCCGGTAACGGGTGCAACTGGGTCCGGTATTTTAATGCCGAAACTCAAGTATAGATTTAGGGTTAGTTTTTTAAACAACTTTGGTGGTTCACCAGAGGCAAAAATATTGACTCAAAACGTACAAAACGTTACTAGACCTAAAATTACTTATGAAGAAATAATTATTGATAGTTATAACTCAAGAAGTTACCTACAAGGTAAACATGCTTGGGAACAAATTACTGTAACAGTAAGGGACGATATAACTAACCAAGTAGCCAAATCAGTTGGATCACAAGTCCAAAGACAGGTTAACCATTTCCAACAAACTACTCCAGCCGCAGGATCAGATTACAAATTTGATATGCAAATTGAAGTATTGGATGGTGTTAATGCTGGTGCTACAGAGGTTTGGTTCCTTGAAGGATGTTTCCTAACAAACGTCGATTACAGTGATGGCGACTATGCTACAAACGACCAAGTAACAGTAACTATGCAGGTACGTTACGATAACGCAACTCACTATGAAGGTGATAACGATATTAACGGCAGAACAGTAGCAGGTAACCCATTCCCTGAAACAGTAGACACCGGTACAACAGTCGGAGTTTAATATAAACTTGAGGTATCTCTGGTATGGAATTTCTGAAATTTTTAGGTAAAAACACCAAAAGCAAATTCTACGCCAGGGACTTCCGTAATAATTACAGGTTTAGGCCTGACGTAAACCCACCACGTATAAAATTTGAAGGGTATGTAAACTTTGTTTTTAACAGAGATTTGGCATCTTTTCTAGATATGGAAAGCCATACTTTTAAAACAAGTATATCCAGTTTAGTTAGAAGTGCTACACTTCCTGGCGTAACATTCAAAAACATTATAAAAAATCAATACAACAAAAAGAAAATAGTATCAACAGGATTAGACTACTCACCTGTTGATATTAGGGTATTTGATACATTAAATAATGAATGGTTACAAATACTAATGAGATATTTCTCATATCTATATATGAATCCACGTAATAGAAATGCAGATGGTGATAGAGACGTGTATATGAATACAGATTCTAAATTTGAAAACGGTGGTTCAACATTTGGCGGTACGCAATTTAAAAGTGGCGAAGCAGGATTAAATCTACAACGTACTAAACAGTTTTTTGAACGTATAGATATTATTTTGTACCATGGAGGAAAAGGAGTACAATATAGTATGACTGGTCCTCTTATTAATAGTTTTACTTTTGGCGATATAGATTATTCTGCAAACGACCTAGTAGAATTTAATATACAATTTGATTATGAAAACTTTACAACTTTTGATATTGCTAACTTTGACTTAACAGGAGTTGACTTAGATAGATTTGAGAAAGTAGTTGGACTTGACTTTGCTAGTGATGAAGTAATGGTTAAACCTTTAGGTATAGTTGATGACGGAATGGATATGGAATTTTTGGGAAATCATGATAACCAATTTGGTACAAGAGGTAGAACAGTACAACCATTAATTGCCCCTGTGAATGAAGAAAAACCTACAGCAACATCAACTACTAGTGATAAAACGGAAACAGATAATGATAAAGAAAAAGCAGGTGGTACATCACCTAGTGTTGGAACATACGACCAAATAGATACACCATTTTCTGCAGACCCAACTAAAAATGTTGGAAAGAACTTACTTAGCACGGCTATACTAGCCAAGTTATCTGGTAATCATGTTGGTGATGCATTAAAAAATTATGCTTTAAAAGGTATTACACAATCGGCTATAAATGCCATGGCTAAGAAGCCAGAAGAAATAGAAACAGCACCAGAAAGAGGTGTAAGCGGAGAAGGTTCATAATGTCAGTAGAAAAAATTATAGCAGATTATTTAGATATAGATATCGATAAAGTTACAGATGATGCACACATAGTTGATGACTTAGGTGGAGATTCATTACATATAGTTGAGCTTGTGATGGCATTTGAAACAGAATATGATTTAGAAATACCAGACGAAGATGCAGAAGAATTAATCACAGTAAAAGCAATTAAGCAGTATATTAAGGACTATGCATAATGTCTACATCAATGTATAATACATTTGGAAATGAAGTATCATACAAAATTGTACAAGATACTCTTGTGGCTTATATTGATAATGCAAGTATAAAATTTCCCTTACCTGAAGCAAGTTCAGAAATATTATCAGAAATTGCCGCACCAAAAGATACTCCAATAGATCCTAGTACATTATCTGTTATAGAAACAAAATTACAGTCTATAGGATTTAAAAAATCTAATGCAAGGGCTATGTCAAGGGTACTTATAAAGGTTGCAGAAGTGCAAGGGTTACATCCTACAACCTATTTTGAAATGAACCAAAATTCATTAAAACTTACAGTAGATGCTTATGCGGCCATTAATGCATACAGACCTGCTGGTAATAAAATTGACTTAAAAACACCAACGTTAAATTCACGCAGTAAACTTTCAGATCTCATACAGCCATAAATAGTAATATGGCCAGTAAATTCGCATCAGGTAAATACGATATACAAAATACATCTAAATTTGTGGGTGGAAAAGCACCTACCTATAGAAGTAGTTGGGAACTTGCATTTATGCGAATGTGCGACAGTCACCCAAATATTACTAAATGGGCAAGTGAAAATGTAAAAATACCATATAGAAGTCCTATTGATGGGAAATATCATAATTATGTTCCAGATTTTATGGTTCAGTATACTGATAAAGACGGCGTACAACATGTAGAGTTAGTAGAAATAAAACCTAGTAATCAAACTACTTTGGAAAATGCCAGAAGCCAAGGACAAAAAATACAGACACATCTTAATGCCGCAAAGTGGACAGCCGCACAAGAATGGTGTTCTCGTAAAGGAATACGTTTTAAAGTTATAAATGAAGACCAAATTTTTAGAAATAATAAACCTCGTAAGGCTAAAAAACGTGTTGCTAAAAAACGCAAGTTATAAATACTAATATGACAAAGAAACTAGAAGAAGAATTTAATCTACCGCCTATTGAAGAGGTTACTGAGATTGTGCCTACGGTAGAGGAAACTCAGGATGTCATAGAGGAAACTCAGGATGCCTTAACTGTTAGTGAGAAAATTAATCTAGCATTTAAAGAAATTAAAGGATTAGAAGATCATGAAGTTGAGATGAATGATATAGCCAAGAAGGCTATAAACAGTTATGAACAACTAATGAGTTTAGGTATGAACGTTAGTGATATGGCGGCTGGTAAAGTATTTGCAGAAGCAAGTAACATGTTAAAGATAGCCTTAGATGCCAGTGATGCCAAAACAAAAGCCAAGTTACAGCAGATAGATTTAATGCTTAAGAAGGCAAGAATTGATAAGTTTAGTGATAAAGGACCAAACGAAGAGTCAGTTCAAGCAACAGTTTTCGATAGAAATGACTTACTCAAAATCATAAAAGGCGGAAGTGGAGACAGTTAATTTTGTCATATCTACCCATTTACCTTTTTTAAAAACTACCAAATTACCAAAATTGTCTAATGTATACTCACCCTCAGCAGGATTTTGTGGTTCTCTTACTAAAATTTTTTGCTCTTTATCTGTGTTTGTATATGTAGTCATGTTTTTATTTAGCAGAAAAAATCAAAAAGTGATAAATAAGTGTTATAACGGAGTTATTAATTATGGAACTTAAAAATTATATAGCAGAGTCATTAAACAAAGAACACGGCTACAGAATTAAATTTGCCGCAGACTGTGGTTCTGAACATATGGACATGCTGGAAAAATGTCTAGCAAAATACAATCTAGTTAGTGCAACACCTTTTAAAAGAACACCAATTGAAGAAAATCCAATTGAGTTTTACAGAGTAAAAGGTACTCAGTGTACATCAGAAGTATGCAGTACAGATGTTATACTTAAATACCCAGTCAACGAAAGAATACTTGAAGTATGGTGTGCTGTAAATTTAGGTTTAGATCATGAAAGAGTATTAGCATATAATGTCAAAGACCCTAGAAGAATAGAGTCAGAAATGGCAGAAGAGAAAGCAAAAGCAGATATTGACAGACAAGTTAGTGAAGAAGATGCAGTACTTAATGATGAAGATCAAGCACATTACGAAAAGCAAAATGAAGAAGTAGATTTTGCAAAATCACATTTTGGTGAAGAGTATAATAAAGAATTCTTAAAGGCTTTAGAAGAAATTAAAGCAGAGAAAGGTGCTTCATATTTTAGTAATTATCCAAGCAAAGATCAATTAATGGGCAAAGATTTAGAAGAACTTGGCGCTCAAATTCACGGATTACCTAACATGGGTAGAGGAACAGAGAGTCAGAAGCAAGTTGCTAATCATAGTCAATCGCTTAAAGGTATTGTCTAATGAATCTTAGAGATATGTTGAACAGCATAGAGGAGGCTCCTAGTAGCCAATCTATGAGAGTTGCAAAAGCAACAGGTCAGAATGCTCAAGTGGCACAAAGATCGCATGATAACATATCTAAAAGAACTGATGTAGCATCAAAAAATGTCTCTAAGCAATTAGACTTATTTGACTTTATGGCATCAGATAAATTTTCAATGGCTTCTACATTTGCTTCTATGGTTGAGAAAGCAAGGAAAGAAATGCTTCAAAGCAATCCTAATATGCAACCTGATCCCTCATTACTACAACAAAGTAAAGATGTTAATTTTAATGAATTTGTTGATCAAACTGCTGTAGATAATGCTGTAGATAATGCTGTAGATACTGGTACAGCATTTAAAGGAGCATACGCACAGCCAGAAACAGTAACAGGTGAAATACCTATTAACGTTTTATCAAATGTAATGGGAGATGATACATTAGTTAATTTGATGAGACAGGCATTAAGACAAATACAAAATGAAAGAGGTATAAACAAAAGATTTATGCCTGCATTGAAAATTTTCTTAGCACCATATGTTTCTATTCTAAAATCAGGTTTCACAGGTTATAACCAAATAATGGCTTTACAAAAAGCTCTTTCACGAGGTACTGATGACGCAGTTGGTAATGCAGACGCAACTAGTAGCAACGGACAAGAAGTATCCCCCGAAAATATTCCAGACCCTTCAACAGAAGAGATTAAGCAATATGGGGTAGATAATAATCTACCAACAGTATCTGGAGAAGAGCAACAAGAAGTAAGCAAATTAATAAAACAAGATAAAGCAGATGCAATTAACAAGGACGGTAATATGAATAAAAAAGAATCAGTTGAGTTACAAGGTAAAGATGAATTAAAACGTCTATCTGAAATTGTAGAAGCAATGAGTGATGCATATGGTCAACCAGAAATAGTTGCACCTGTGCAGATTAAAACAGATGACCAAGAAACAAGTGGTACAGTTACTTTTAGACAAGACAAAAGCACAGATAAAGGTTCAGTAAGTATAGAAGCAAGTGGCGAAGATATGCAAGAACTTGCAAAAGTACTTAAACTTGCAGGACTTACTTTACCACAAGACATGTATAAAGATGAACCAGATTCAGATAAAGAAGACAATGATCATGAAGGTCATGACGACATAGAAAAAGATCATGTTGAAGATGGCGAAACATGTGATTGTTGTGGTAACGAAGTAGTAGACGGCGAATGTGGTTGCGGTCCAGAATGTCCTCATTGTGGTGGCAAACCTGGTGACTTACCTAAAGATGATAAAGTAATGGTATTGTCTCCAAAAGATGCTTCTTACTCCACAGACAAAGAAGTTCTAGTAAATTACCTCAAAGACAAACTTAAAAAAAGCATATCCTAAACCCTAGCCTACATAAATAGTAGTATGGCAAGAGGAACAGCAGATACCAGTCTGGTTAAACAAGGCTACAGTAAAACGGCCTATACATCAGATACTATACAAGATTTTAAAAACTGTGCAAATGCAGAGACAGGTCCTCTGTATTTTATGACAAATCATGTTAAAATACAACATCCTACAAAAGGTGGCATAGATTTCGAGCCATTTAGTTATCAGTTAGAACTAATTCACAATTACAATAATTACAGATACAGTATTAATATGCTGGGCAGACAGATGGGTAAAACTACTGTGGCGGCAGGATATTTATTATGGTATGCAATGTTTCAACCAGATAGTACAATATTGGTTGCGGCTCACAAACAAGCAGGTGCCCAGGAAATTATGCAACGTATTAGGTATGCATACGAAAGTGTGCCTGATCATATCAGAGCAGGTGTTACAGAATATAACAAAGGTAGTATAAGTTTTGATAATGGTAGCAGAATAGTAGCAAGTACCACTACAGAAAACACTGGTAGGGGTATGTCGCTTACGTTAGTATACTTAGACGAGTTTGCATTTGTACCTCCCAGAATAGCAAGTGAATTTTGGACTTCACTATCACCTACACTAGCAACAGGTGGTAAATGTATAATTACAAGTACACCTAACAGTGATGAGGATACTTTTGCAACTATTTGGGGTCAAGCAAATAAACTATTTGATGATCATGGCAACGAACAAGAACTAGGTGTTAACGGATTTAAACCAATGTTAGCAACCTGGAATCAACATCCTGATAGAGATGCCACATGGGCGACGGAAGAACGTGGTAGAATAGGTGAAGAAAGATTTAGGCGTGAACACGAATGTGAATTTATTATATATGATGAAACACTTATAGACCCACTAAAATTAGTTGATATGGAAGGTGTAGAGCCTAAAATAAAAATGGGCAATGTACGTTGGTATAAACAACCAACACACGACAGCACATATTTAGTTACGTTAGATCCTAGTAGTGGCACAGGTGGAGATAATTCAGCAATACAAGTATTAGAAGTACCCAGTATGGAACAAGTGGCAGAATGGTATCATAACAAGTCTCCTGTAGAAAAACAAATTAAAGTAATGTTGGAAATAATGCATTACATAAGAGAACAAACAAATAACTTGTCTCAAATTTATTGGACAGTGGAAAATAATACTATTGGTGAGGCGGCTCTTGTGGTTATCAGAGACACAGGAGAAGAAACATTTCCAGGAGATTTTTTACATGAGCCTAAACGTATACAAGGTAAAAAAGGCAGAAAAGGATATCATACCACACACAAAAATAAAATGGAAGCCTGTTTGCAATTAAAAAGATTAGTTGAGAGTGGTAAGTTACATTTAAAAAGCAAAGCTCTTATAAGTGAATTAAAAAACTTTGTAAGCTCAGGTAATAGTTTTAAAGCAAAACCAGGTGCTACAGATGATTTAGTAATGGCATTAGTTATAGCAATTAGAATGACAGAGTATATAAGTCAGTTTGAAGACGATGTATACAACGCAGTTAATAGCAGTTTAAGTGTAGATCCTAATGACCCTAATGGATATGAAGACGATACAGATTACCCAATGCCTATTGGTCTTTTATAATGGAAAAGAAGAAAACAGTAAACGAATTATTGCTAGACACTACAGCATTAAATTCTTTAGCATTGTACGGAAAACAATGCAAAACAAATTACTATTTAGACCCTGATGATTTCTTAGATTGGGTATACAGTAAATTTAAATTTGTGAAATATAATCCTAGAAAACAAGTACAAAGGTATGGCCTTAGTATTACAAGTTTAGATGGTGGAGTTAGTGGCATACCAGATCTTGATAGTTTAAGAGAATACAATCAGGAAAATAATACACATTATGACGAAAAAGATTTTAGTGTGAGAACACCTGTAGCAGAATATCCGCCCTTAAAAGAAATTTTAGATGTATTTGGTGATAGTATTTTTAGATCACATATTTTAAGACTAGACCCAGGTGGGTATTTCCCCCCTCATAGAGATCATAAAATACCCTTCGTTGACAGTTTTAGGCTTATTGTACCCTTACAATATGTTAATCCACCATACTTTAATTTTGTGATAGACGGTGATATTACACATTGGGATACCGGATTTGTTTACTTTACAGACACCACTAAGGCCCATTATTTGTTTAATGCTGGTGATATGCAGAGTTATTGGATTGTAATTAATGTTGAAACAACAGTGGAAAATGTTCAAAAAGTATTAAGCAACCTTTCAGTAAGAGTGTAAGATCAGATAAATAGACGTATGAACATTAAATTAGTAGCAGAAAAAACCTTTAACTTGCTAAAAGGCTTTGGATACGAAGTCAGCAGTTACAATAAAGAAGGAGATTTGGTTATTGACCCTATGGAGGCAACACGTTTTGCTGTGGAGTCCCCTAACATATTAGTTAGACTTGACCCACTAGAAAAACATTTAAGTTTAAAAACAGGTACTCCAGGTGAAAGTATAGAAAAGATTAGACCCATGTTAAAAGAACTAGCACAAGATTATTTGTTAGATTTTGACTATTCTGTATTTGATAAACAGATTAAACCCAAAGGTGAAAAAGTAGATGTTGCTAAAAAAAGTAAAGAGGAATTTCAGATGTCAGAAGATATGAATATTTTAAAAAAACTTGCAGGATTAGAAGTTAATGAGGTTAGACAGCCAGGCGAAGAAGTAAGTCCAGACCAAACTCTTTCTCAACAAGATATGAAAGATTATGCTAACGTTATGGCTAACTTAGTAACAGTACACCAGAAAATGTTCCCAACTATTAAGGATGTATTTAGAAGGGCATGGCAGTCAGAAAAGGCTAGTCCAGCCAGACCAGAAATAGGACCTGATATAAACCAGGCAGTCGCAAAAGCATTTATATCTCTTGCTAATACAAGAGCGGCAGATGATCGTATGCAACCTGGTATATTGGATAGAGTGCCTACAGACGATAGAGATATGAGAAATTTCGATGAAGTTAATATTAATGATTTTGATGCACTTGTTGAATGGGCAAAATCAGTTTTACCAGAAGCAGTAACAGGAATACCTTGGGCTATGAAAGACTTTGGAAACTTCCAATGGAAATCTATAAGACCTGGAATGGATTCCAATGATGCATTTGAATTATTTAAAAATGCAATAATCCAAATGAGAGGCGATCAAGGCACAGGCGGTTATACAGCACAAAATTTAGCAGATAAGAACGGAATGCATTATCAAGAAGTATTAAAAACTTATACAGATAAATTGGCACAAATGGGTATGTCTGTAGAAGGCGGTACCAGAAAGTTAGTATTAGACCAAGTTCAAGATAAAGAACCTTATAATACTTCCATTATGGACAATATCAACGAAGCAAGTTTAGGCAAAATGACTGGTAGCAGAAAATCCAGTTATCAACCACTAGCAGACAATGTTAAAATAATTGTTAGACATAATAAAGATGTAAACGAAGAAGTACGTGGTGCTAGAAGCAGAAACATTCACAGTATCCTAATACAACGTGGAGAAGAAAAATTTAAGATGGCAGAAAACAATCTGTCAGCCGCAAGAGCAATGGCAAGACATTTGCATAATGGCGGAGAAACTTTTGACGAAATAGGTGAAGCAATTACTGAAATGTCAAGAGAGTTTAAAAAATTAAAAGAATTTGTAAACTATGTTAGAAAGGCAAAATTAGTAAATGAAACAAATGAAGAGTTTGTTACTATGGCAATGGAAAACATTAATACAATTAAAACAAGTTTTACTAGACTAAGTGGTGTTAAATCATATGCTAACGCAGTAGAAAGTGTTAAAGCATATAACAATGTAGAATTACTACAAGACGACTTAGATTTAGAAAGCAAATTTACTGAAACACATTTTGACGATAAAGTTGCAAATGTAATGGATAGTTTAAAAGCCAGTGCAAGTAGAAAAAATAGTTTTGAAAACAAAATTATTACAGCAATTGAGTCAGAAAGTTTTAATAATATATCAGAATTACTTAAAGAAGATGATCTTTTAGAATTTGAATCTCTTAATCAACAACTTGGACATCAGGTTAGTAAACTAGGATATTCTGCTAAAGATGAAACTTTAGGCAATTACTTACATAGCATTAGTGGTAGACTTAATGCTGGTGAACAACTTAGCCAATTCGAGTATGGCGCAATTAAAAGTTGTTTGTTAAGTGCAGGTCAGCACAATGTACAAAGTGTTCCAATGACTGCTACAGAGTCATATGAAGCATTTTTAGACCGTTTTGTAGACTAGAATATTAGTTTACAGATAAATAAATTTGTTGGAAAAATAAAGTAATTTAATTTCCAATAGTTGTAAGAAAGTACTTGACTTTTTTACATCAAGGCATTATAATATAAAAAGAGTTGTACCCTAAACACAGAAGGTACGGCGAAACATGGCACATAAAAGGAGAAAACATTATGGCATCTTTACAAGAAATCAGAGCAAAACTACAATCAATGGAATCTAAACCAGGCAGTAGTTCCCCCGCTCAAGGCGATAAAGCAATATACCCGTTTTGGAACATCGATGAAGGCACAAGCACCGTATTAAGGTTCTTGCCTGACTCAGATCCAAATAACACGTTCTTTTGGGTTGAACGACAAATGATCAGATTAACATTCCCAGGAATTGTTGGAGGCGAACAAAAGCCAACAACAGTACAAGTTCCTTGTATGGAAATGTTTGCTGGTGAAACATGTCCAGTACTAACTGAGGTAAGACCTTGGTTTAAAGATCCTTCATTAGAGGATATGGGACGAAAATATTGGAAAAAAAGAAGTTACATCTTCCAGGGATTTGTTAATGAAAATCCACTAAATGAAGAGGCACCTGAAAATCCAATCAGACGTTTTGTAATTGGACCGCAAATATTTAATATAATCAAATCAGCACTCATGGATCCTGATATGGAAAACCTTCCAACAGACTATGTAGCAGGTACTGATTTTAGATTAGCAAAAACTACAAAAGGACAGTATGCAGACTACAGTACTTCTAAATGGGCAAGAAAGGAAACTGCTCTAACAGAAGAACAATTGGCGGCAATTGATACACATGGTTTGTATAACTTAAACGACTTCCTTCCTGCAAAACCAACACCAGAAGGTGTACAAGCGATTGCAGAAATGTTTGAGGCAAGTGTAAATGGAGAACTGTATGATCCAGCAAAATGGGGTAACTTTTACAAACCCTATGGACTTGATGTTGGAACACAGACACAATCAACTGTGGCACCAGCTCAAACTGTACAGGCAACTGCAACAGAGAGTGTGGCTCCTGTAACAGCACCTGCACCAGCAGTAGCAGAAACAACTGCACCAGCAGTAGAAACTCCTGCTCCAGCACCAGTGGCTGAAACAGTAGCAACTGCTCCAGCAGAGGACACAGGCAAGAAGTCAGCAGATGACATTCTTAATATGATTCGTAACAGACAATCATAAGGAGATATCATGCAAAAACCTTTTGACTTAACAAAGTTCAGAACTGGATTGACAAAAAGCATATCTGGTATTAGTGCAGGATTCCATGACCCTAGGGATTGGATCAG